CCCTTAGGGGGTCACCTCACACAGCAGTATTTCACTGAGTATAAGAGGACATATGCCTAAATTACCACGTGGTCTGCGTTTCGGAGCCGATAATGAAATTCTTAATGATTTTCAGGAGCTCTGGTTTCCAGATCTCTTTATCGAATCTTCCGACACGCATCCGTGGTACACACTGAAAGGTCGTGTGTTGAACGCTTACATGGATGACTACTTACCTAATGTAAGTGGTCGTCAAGTAAGGCGCACTCCACATCGTGCTACTGTTCCGATTGCCTCTACAGGCCTTCGTCCAGTAACAACCGTTCAGTATGATCCCGCAGCATTATCGTTCTTATTGAACGTTCATGTTGATTGGGATTTCGGTAATGGCGACAGTGCGGACCTTGTCATTAAAGACTTTGTGTTCCGTACTTTTGCACCTAAGGATTTCGATTTTTCGAATTCCTTAGCTCCTCGTTATACCCAGGCCTTCTCCGCTTTTAATGCCAAATATGGCGTTATGATCGGTGAAGGGCTCGAGACTATAAAATATCTCGGGCTTTTACTGCGCAGACTGCGTGAGGGTTACCGCGCTGCTAAGCGCGGCGATTTACGTGCTCTTCGTAGGGTTATCCAGTCTTACCATAAAGGTAAGTGGAAACCGACTACTGCTGGTAATCTCTGGCTCGAATTTCGTTATGGCCTTATGCCCCTCTTCTATGACATCAGAGATGTCATGTTAGATTGGCAAAACCGTCATGATAAAATTCAACGCCTCCTTCGGTTTTCAGTCGGTCACGGTGAGGATTACGTTGTCAATTTCGACAACTTATACCCCGCCTTAGCCTACTTTAAGCTAAAAGGTGAGATTACACTCGAACGTCGTCATCGTCACGGCATATCTTACGCGAATCGCGAGGGATATGCTGTTTTTGATAACGGTTCCCTTCGGCCTGTGTCCGATTGGAAGGAGCTTGCCGTCGCGTTCATCAATCCTCACGAAGTTGCTTGGGAGTTAACTCCCTACAGCTTCGTTGCTGATTGGTTTCTGAACGTCGGTGACATACTTGCTCAGCAAGGTCAGCTATATCATAATATCGAGATCGTAGATGGTTTCGACAGACGTGACATACGGCTCAAATCGTTCACTATTAAAGGTGAACGAAATGGGCAGCCTGTTAACGTATCTGCGGACTTATCTACTATCGATACATTTTATAGTCGACTTCATGCTAGCAATATTCCGTTCGCTACACTAGATCTCGATACTACCTTTAGTTCGTTTAAACACGTTCTAGATAGTATCTTTTTATTAACCCAACGCATTAAGCGTTGAAACTTTGGGTCAATTTGATCATGGCAAAATTAGAGACTGTTACTTTAAGTAACATCGGGAAAGATGGAAAACAAACTCTGGTCCTCAACCCGCGTGGGGTAAATCCCACTAACGGTGTTGCCTCGCTTTCAGAAGCGGGTGCGGTTCCTGCATTGGAGAAGCGTGTTACCGTTTCGGTATCTCAGCCTTCTCGTAATCGTAAGAACTACAAGGTCCAGGTTAAAATCCAGAACCCGACCGCTTGTCCTGCAAACGGTTCTTGTGACCCATCCGTTACTCGCCAGGCATATGCTGACGTGACCTTTTCGTTCACGCAGTATAGTACCGATGAGGAACGAGCTTTTGTTCGTACAGAGCTTGCTGCTCTGCTTGCTGGTCCTCTGCTGATCGATGCTATCGATCGACTGAACCCAGCATATTGAACATTGCTCATTGCCGGTGGTGGCTCAGGGGAAAACCCCGATCCGGTTCATCCGGATCCACCGATTGATCCGCCGCCAGGGACAGGTAGTTATGCTTGTCCTTTCGCAATTTGGTCTCTAGAAGAGGTTTATGAGCCTCCTACCAGTGACCGACCGTGGCCTATCTATCGTGCTGTTGAACTCTCGTCTCGCAATTTTGATGTTGCCCTTAATGATCTTTTGGGTAACACTAAATGGCGTGATTGGGATTCTCGGCTTAGATATACTACGTTCCGCGGTTGCCGTGGCAACGGTTATATTGACCTTGATGCGACTTATCTTGCTACTAATCAAGCTATGCTTGATCAGAAGTATGATATTCGCACAGGCAAAAGACCCGGTGCCTTTGGCAAAATTGAACAATTTATTTATCTTAAGTCGATAAATGCATATTGTTCTCTTAGCGATATTGCGGCCTATCACGCCGATGGCGTAATAGTTGGCTTTTGGCGCGATCCATCTAGTGGTGGTGCCATACCGTTTGACTTCACGGAATTTGATAAGACTAAATGTCCGATTCAAGCCGTGATAGTCGTTCCTCGTGCTTAGTAACTAAGGATGAAATGCATGTCTAAGACAGCATCTTCGCATAACTCTCTTAGCGCACAATTGCGCCGAGCTGCGAACACAAGAATTGAGGTCGAAGGTAACCTCGCACTTTCCATTGCCAATGACTTAATGTTGGCATATGGTCAATCGCCATTTAGTTCTGAGTCTGAGTGTATTTCACTCAGCCCGAAATTCGACGGGACCCCGGATGACTTTAGGATAAATTATCTTAAAGCCGAGATCATGTCGAAGTATGACGATTTCAGCCTAGGTATTGATACCGAAGCTGCTGCATGGAAAAAGTTTCTAGCAGCAGAGGCTGAATGTGCTTTAACGAACGCTCGTCTCTATAGACCTAACTACAGTGAGGATTTCAATTTCTCACTGGGTGAGTCGTGTCTTCACATGGCTCGCCGAAAAATAGTTAAGTTAATAGGAGACGCCCCGTCCGTTGAGGGTATGTTGCGGCATTGCCGATTTTCTGGCGGTGCCACAACAACGAATAACCGTTCATACGGTCATCCGTCCTTCAAGTTTGCGCTTCCACAAGCGTGTACGCCTCGGG